AAGGCGGCCTTCGGGGCGCCCGTGACCACGGGGACGACACCGAAGGTGCACACGTTCCAGTCCGGGGCTTGGTCGCTGCCCTCGATGGCGATCGAGATCGGCATGCCGGAGGTGCCGCGCTTCGCGATTTACACGGGCGTGATGCTGGACCGGCTGTCCCTGTCAATGGCGCGGACCGGGCTGCTCACGGCGACGGTCGGCCTGATGGCGCAGAAGGAGACGGTGGCGACCGTGACCGGGGCGGGGACGCCCACCTCCTTTGCCTACCAGCGCTTCGGCCATTTCAACGGGGCGATCACGCGGGACGGGGCGGCGCTCGGCAACATCGTCTCCGCGGACCTCACCTATGCCAACAACCTCGACCCGGTGGAGGTGATCCGGGCGGACGGGGCGGTCGAGGGGTTCGATCCGATGGTGGCGGCGCTGACCGGGTCGATGGTGGTGCGCTTCGCCGACACGACGCTCGTGACGCAGGCGATCAACGGCAGCCCCTGCGAGCTGAAGTTCGCCTGGGAGATCGGGGCGAACGCGAAGTTCGAGTTCACCGCCCACGCGGTCTACCTGCCGCAGCCGCGCCTGCCGATCGAGGGCCCGGGCGGAGTGCAGGCGACCTTTGCCTGGCAGGCCGCGCGCGCCACGAGCCCCGCCCGCCTCTGCACCGCCGTTCTCACCAACACAGTGGCCACGTACTGATCATGCTGCGCATCTCCTTCCGGACCGAGCCCTTCTGGCTCGACCTTCCCCATGGCGTCCGTCTGCAGCTCCGCCCGCCTGGCACCGCCGTCATCCTCGCGGCGGGGGCAGAGCTTGCGGCCGCGCGGGCGAGCGGTCACGCAGGGGACGAAGGTCGCGGCGATCGGCCGGGGCCCAACTCGGAGTCCGGGCCTTCTTCTATCACGCCGGATGCCACCCCGAGGCCCGCCATGGCGGATGACCTCGCCAGGGACCCGGCGGCTGACCTAGCCCCGAACTCGTCAGCAGACACCGGCCGCCTCGCCTTCACCTGCGCGGTGGCGCGTGCGGCGATCCTCGCTTGGGAGGGCGTCGCGGATGCCACTGGTGCGCCGCTCCCCGTGAGTCCCGCCGCGGTCGACGGACTGATGGCACACTGGCCGGTCTTTGCCGCCTTCGAGCGGATATACCTGCAGCCTGCACTCCTGGTGGTCGCCGAGGGAAACGGCTGAACGCCCTCGCCGACTGGCATTTTGGCGGGGGCATTGCCTATTGCGCGGCCTGCCCTGCGCGCTGCGTGGATTGCCCGCGCGTCCTTCACCGGCCCGAGAGCTATGAGGGACAGCTCTTCGCCGAGCTCATCCCGCGTCTCGAGACCCAGCTCCGCGTCGTCGTCGGCGCAGATGGTCTTCATGTCCTCGGGATCGACATCGTGGCCGCCCTCGCGCTGGCCGACGCGACGGGTCTCCCGCCCGCTGCCGTGGCGGAATGGCTGCCGGCTGTCGAGGCGGTCGCCGTCCGCGCGATCAACCAGCGGATCCGCGATGCGGCGCCTTGAGCAGGGAGCCGGGCTCCCCGACCATCCTGCCCCCCAACCTTGACCCCAACCCGTGAGCCCGGTCGCCTGAGACTGGTCCCCGATCCACCCCTGATCGAGAGACCCCATGGCTGAGAAGAAAGTCAGCGTCCGGCTTTCCGCCGAGGGCGGCCGCCTCGTGCGGGCCGAGCTGCAGGGCATCGGCAAGGCTGGGACGCAGGCCTTCGGGCAGGTCACGCTGGCGCAGAAATCCGCGGCCGAGAGCGCGGCAGTGTTCACGGCGGCGCTCGACCGGGAAGACCAGGCCTTCCGCGACCTGCGCGCATCGCTCGACCCGGCCTATGCGTCGACGCAGCGCTACGAGGCCGCGGTAGAACAGGCGACGCAGGCCGTACGGGCCGGGGTGGCCACACAGGAGGAGGCGAACCGCGTCATCGCGCTGGCGCGGGGACGCCTGGACATGTTCGGCGGCGCGGTCGCGTCAGGCGGGCGTGGTCTCAACGCCTGGCGGGGCCAGATCCAGAACACGGCCTTCCAGCTGCAGGACTTCGCGGTGCAGGTGCAGGCGGGCACCGCCGCATCGACCGCGCTGGCGATGCAGCTGCCGCAGCTACTTGGCGGCTTCGGCGCGATCGGCGCAGTGATCGGTGCGGGCGCCGCGATCGGCATCCCGCTTCTCACGATCGCGATGCGGGATAACGGGGTCGAAGCAGCTACACTCACCGAACAGATCGATGCGCTGACACAGGCCGTGTCGGCATTGGAGAGTGCGAACGAGGCCGCCGCGGCTTCGACCAGCGATCTCTCTCGCGCCTATGGCCTCGATGCGGAGCAGGCGCAGCGCTTCCTCGCAGTGCGGACCGAGATCGCGCGCATCGAGGCCGAGCGGAAGCTGGCAACAGCACGCGACAGCTCGGTCGCCCAGTTCGGCGACTTTGGCGGCCTGTCATCGGAAGGGTTCCGCGCGGCGGCAGAGCAACTGGCCGCGCTCGAGGCCCGGATCGCGGCCCTGCAGGCCCGTCGCGCCGAGATGCTGGCCTCGGACGAAGGCGGCAACTTCATCGACATCGAGCGGGAGCTCGCCGATCTGCAGAACGCGAGGGCCATCCTCGGCCGGGTCGAGGGCGACATCCGGCGGCTGCAGGAGACGTTTGGCATCACCCGCGCCGCGGCGGCGGGTCTCGCGGCGGCGGTCATCGCGGTCGGAGAGGCGGACGGACCCGCGCAGGCGGCGGCTGCGGCGGAGGAGCTGTCGGTCCGCCTCGCACAGGCCACCGACAACTTCCGCTTCGCCACCGACGAGGGGCGGCAGCTGGGGCAGCAGCTGCTCGAGGTCGTGCTGCAGGGCTACCGGATCGAGGCGCTCGATCTGGCTTCCCCGATGTCGGCGGCCGTCGGCGTCGCAGGAACGCTCGGCCAGACCCTCGCGGCCGCGGCCAACGCCGCCTGGGACATCGCAGCGGGGATCTATGCGGCCGCGCCGGGAGCCGCCAACCGCGCGCTTGGCGACGACGAGCGCGGGTCGCAGCGCGAAGTCGCCGACATGAGCGCCAATGGCCTTGGCGACTTCTACGCGAGCCAGGGGCTGGCCGCCGCGCGTCGGGCGTCTGCGGTCTATCTGGCGCCACCCCGGGCCAGCGTCGGGGGCGCGCCGGGTGGCGGCGGAGGTGCTTCGGTTGATCAGGGCCTGTCGCCATGGTTCGACCCGGAGCAGGAACAGATCGTGCTCGACGCGCTGGATTCCCTGACCGCGGCGCAGGACCGCTACAATGACAGTGTCCGCGACGGGGCCGAAACGGTTGCCGACCTCTTCACCTCCATCGTCGACGGCTCGAAGAGCGCGACGGAGGCGCTGGCCGACCTGCTCGCCCAGATGGCGCAGGTGCAGATCCAGAAGGCGTTTCTCGGGCTGGCGGAGAGCGGCAGCACGATGGGCATGCTCTTCAGTTCGCTGGGGGGCGCGCTGAGCGTGCCGGTCGGGACCAATGCGCAAGGCACAGACTTCTGGCGCGGCGGGCTCACCTGGGTCGGCGAGCAGGGGCCCGAGATCGTCAACCTGCCCCGCGGGGCGCAGGTCTTCGACGCAGCCACCAGCCGCAGGATGGCAGCAGGGGGAGGGGAGAGGCAGGCCGTGAGCATCACCAACCACTACACGATCGACGCCCGCGGGGCCGAGGCAGGGGTCGAGGCGAAGATCGCCCGCGCGATCGAGGCGCAGAACCGGATGCTGCCCGACATCATCAAGCGCACCCTGCGTGACCCGAGGAGACGCTGATGGCGCTCACATTCCCGCTCGACCTCGCCGGCCTCTTCGACCGGCTCGCCAGGATCGAGGCGACTTTCGACCTCGGCGAAGCCATGCTTGCGAACGTGACCGGCGGGGGCGAGGTCATCACCTCGACCCATGGCACCCGGCTCTGGCGCGGGCGCATCACCGGGCGCGGGCAGGCCTTCATCGATCTCGACGCCATGACCGCGCGCGTCGACCTCGTGCGGCAGGCGGGCGCGTCCTTCCTTGTCACCCCCTCGCATCGCGATGGACCGCAGGCGGACCCCCTCGCCACGATCCTCGGCGCGGCGACACCCGAGGTCACGACCGTCCATGCCAACAGCCGCGACGTGACCATCAGCGGTCTCCCGGCGGCTTACGTCCTGACCGAAGGTGATCTCGTCTCCTTCACCTACCTCGCGAGCCCGACGCGCTTTGCCCTGCACAAGATCGTCACGGGTGCAACGGCCAACGGCTCCGGTGTGGCGACGGTCGAGCTGATGCCGCCGCTTCGCCCCGGGCATTCCGTGCCGTTCACCCTCCGGCTCGACCGGCCCCGCTGCAAGGCGGTGATCGTGCCCGGCAGCTACCAGCCGCCTGTCCATGATCGCCGCGGGCGCGCCCTGTTCTCCTTCGACTGGCAGCAGACCCTCAGATGACCTGGTCCGTCTCCGCCCAGAACCACCTCCTCGCGCGCGGGGGTGTCATGCCGCGCTGGCTCCTGTGGGTCGAGGCCCGGGCCTTCGGCACGCTCGCCGCCGCCCCGCTCGGGCTCTGGAACGGCGAGGACGACCTTGCCTTCACCATCGACGGCAGCCCCCGCGTCTATCTCGGCGCGCTGTCGCGCTTCGAGGTGGACCCGATCACCTATGCCACCGGCCTCGATGTCCGCGCGCTTTCGCTCACGCTCGCGGCCAATGCGCCAGAGACCGAGGATCTTGTGCGAGGCTTCATCATCCGCCTGGCGCCGGTCGAGCTGCATCTCGCACTGCTCGATCCGCAGACCACCGACCTGATCGACGTCCAGCCGATGTTCCGGGGCTTCATCAACCGCGCGCCACTCTCGACCCCGGCGCAGGGCGGCGGCGACAGCGTCACCATCGAGCTGGTCAGCCGGATGCGGACGATGGCGCTGCCGGGCCCCGCGCTCAAGAAGACCCACCAGTCCCAGCGCCTGCGCGATGCGACCGACGCCTTCCGCCAGTACGGCGCGACGGCGGGCGAAATCGTCACCGAATGGGTGAAGACGTGATCGACACCATTCCCCCGAGCCGGAAGCTCCCCGGCTGGCAGGCCCGACTGACGGACTTCCTGCGCGCCAACCATCGGCGCACCTTCGCGCCGGGCAAGTGGGACTGCGCGATCTGGGCAGCGGGTGCGGTCGAGGCCATGACCGGCGAGGATCATCTGCGCGGGTTCCGGGGCTACCGCTCGATCGCCGAGGGCAAGCGGTTCTTGCGGGCGAAGGGGTTCGACGATCACGTCGCCTATTGCGCGAGCCTCTTGCCCGAGGTGCCACCCGCCTTTGCCCAGCCCGGCGATGTCGCGGTAATCGACGGGCAGAGCCTCGGCATCGTGCAGGGGGCGCAGGTCTACATGTTCGGGGTCAATGGCTTCGGCATGACGCCCTTCTCCGTCATCGGGCGGGCGTTCCGGACATGAGGATCCGTGACCGCATCATACGCAGGCTGGGGCTGGCGCTGGCCCTGATCGGGGCGGCGGGTCCGGCGCTGGCCGACCCGGCGACACTCGTCATCACCGCGCTTGGTGTTTCGACGACGAGCGTCGCCGGCTTTGCCATCCGCATCGGGGTGGGGCTGGCCTTCTCGGCGCTCTCGCAGGCGCTGACGGGAGGAGCCGCGAATGCCAATGCCGCGCCCCGTGGCATCACGCTGCGCTCGACCACGGCGGGCGAGCAGACGCCGCAGAGCTTCATCCTCGGCACCTGTGTGACGGGCGGCAACCTCGTCGCCCCGGAGATGAGCCATGGCGTCGACGGGGACACGCGCTACCTCACCCGCGTCGTCGACGTGTCGGACGTGCAGGTCGACGCGCTGCTTTACGCCATCATCGACGGCAAGCGGCACAACTTCATTGGGGCGGTGAACCCGGACTATGGCTCGACCTCGGATCGCACGGACTATGCCGGCCATGTCTGGTGCCGGTTCAAGGACGGCGCGCAGACGGCCGCCGACCCGGACCTCGTGGCGATCTACGGGAGTTACCCGGCGCGGCCGTGGGACACGACCATGGTCGGCCGGGGCGTCGCCTATGCGATCCTGACCTTCCTCTGGCGCGATGATCCGCAGCTCTGGCAGGGCCGGCCCGAGGTCAAGCTCGTGGTCAGGGGCATCCGGCTCTATGACCCCCGCAAGGATTCGACGGCCGGCGGGTCGGGGACGCATCGCTACGGCACGACGTCGACCCATGAGTGGTCCGACAACCCGGTCGTCATGATCTACAACCTGCTGCGCGGCATCCAGATCCGGGGCGGCGCGATCTTCGGCGGCGGCTTCGCGGCGGCCGACCTCCCCTATGCGACCTGGGCGGCGGCAATGAACGCCTGCGACGTGCTGATCGGGTCGCGGAAGACCAATACTGCCGGGTACGAGGTGTTCATGGGTGGCTCGGACGCGGGCGGTCAGTCGCCGGCCGACGTGGTCGAGGAGCTGCTGAAAGCCTGCGCGGGCCAGATCGCGGATGTCGGCGGCACGCTCACCATCCGCGTCGGCGCACCCGGCCTGCCGGTCAAGTTCATCACCGACGACGACATCCTCGTCACGCAAGGTCAGGAGCTGGACCCGTTCCCGGGTGCCGAGGACAGCTACAACGTGGTCCACGCAACATGGGTCAACCCGTCGCAGCTCTGGACGGTGAAGGAAGCGACGCCCGTCCGCGACCAGGACGCGATCGACGCCGACGGGCAGGAACTCGTCGCCGCCATCGCCCTGCCGGCTGTCACGGTGGGCCAGCAGGTGCAGCAGCTGATGAGCGCCTGGCTGAAGGACGCGCAGCGCCACCGGCGGCAGACGATCACCCTGCCGCCCGAGGGCATCTTGCTGAAGCCGCTGGACGTGATCGACTGGACCAGCACCCGCAACGGATACGTGGGCAAGGCCTTCGAGATCGGGCAGCTCGGCATCGATCCGCAGACGCTCTGCACGACGCTGTCCATGCGCGAGGTCGACCCAAACGACTATGACTGGACGGTCGGCGACGAGATCGCCGTCGACGCGCCGTCGATTGACCCGGTCGAGCCATCGGCCCAGAGCGTGCCGGGCTTCACCGCGACCGCCATCAGCATCACCGACGCCGCCAGCAACGGCCGTCGCCCGGCGATCCGCATGAACTGGAACACGCCCCTGCCGGGTGTCACGGCGATGCAGATGCAGGTGCGGGTCAAGGCCACGGGCGCGCTGATCTTCAACGGCTCGAGCGAGGACGTGGACAGCGGCGCCTATCGCCTTGCGGCGGGCGTCCTGCCCGAGACCACCTACCAGTGCCGCGCGCGGCTCAAGACCGGCAAGAAGACGGCCTGGACGGATTGGGCGGCGGCCGAGGTCACGACCGGGGCGCAATACACCGGCACGGCTGACCTCGCCGGGCAGGCGGTCACGGTGCAGGCGCGGATCAAGCGCACCGAAAAACGCACGCTCAGCAATACCTCGACCTGGGTCCGGTTCGCGTCGGTCACGGTCCGGCGCGAAGCGGGCAAGACCACCCGCTTCGAGATCAGCTTCTCGATGACCGGGGTCAGCACCTCGGCCATCAACGTGCGTGTCCTGCGCGGGTCCAGTGTCGTCGGCGACGTGCGGCGGATCACCTCGGCGCCGGGCGGATCGCAGGACCAGAAGGGCTTCGTTCACATCGACGAAAACACGGCCAGCGGGTCGACCACCTACCATCTCGAAATGAAAAAGGGGACCTGGCAAGGCCAGAACTACAACTCCGACATCTGGAACGTCGAGCTGCTGGCCGAGCAGGTGAAGCGATGAAGCTGGCGATCTACCGCAATGACCTCGGCACATCTGCGGCGCGCCCGGTGCGCGGCGTCATCGAGGTCAGCGATCTGCCCGCGGCGGATTTTGCGACGCGGCTGGCCGACCAGGTGGCGCTCCTCGAGGCCAACGAGGCCACGATCCAGATCCCGGAGAGCGCCGCCTTCTCGGACCTCGACAGCGACGCATCGACCTACGACTACACGGTGGACACGACGGCCACGCCGCCGGTCGCCCTGACGGCGGTCACGGCGGATCGCTACACGCTGGCCCAGAAGCAGGGCTTCGTGCGCGAGCGTCGCGAGATCCTGATCTCAGAGGCGGTGCGCGCATCGCAATTTGACCGCTTCATCAGCGACACCGACCTCTCGACCTTCGCCACCTACATCAGCGCCCTGCGGGGGATCTCGGACACCGAGACCAACCCCGATGCAGTGGTCTGGCCGAATCTGGGGGCGATCAGTGGGGCCTCCGACCGCGTGCTCACCCGCCAGTACCGGCGCGGCAACATCCTCGCCAGCGTTGGCCTCTCCGGCAACGTGCCGACGGGTGGGATCATCGAGACCGGCTCGAATATCAACGGGCTCTACATGCGCTTTGCCGATGGCGGCCAGATCTGCCGGGCCCGGATCACGCCAGCCTACTTCAGCAACCAGCGCCTTGTCACCAGCTGGACCTTCCCTGCTGAGTTCTTCAACCTCGCGACCTGGTCGTTCCAGGCGACCTTCTCGACCCACAACAACACGAACGCCAATGCCGGTCTTGCGGACACCGTCATCCGGCAATGCGAGATCATGAGCCGAACCCGCGCCTCAACTTCCGTCGAGATCCATGTCATGAGCCCGACCTACAGCTTCGTGGCCGGGGAGTTCGTCTGGCTCGACATCTCTGCCATCGGGAGGTGGGCGGCATGAGCTGGACCATCACCCTCTCGCCCTTCGCCGCGCTGCCCGGCGTAACGGCCGGACTCTCGGTCGCGGTGGAAGGCGCCACCATCTTCATCAACGGCCATAATCTCGATCTCTCCTTCATGGAGGAGGGCGACCGGATCGACCGGGACGCGATCTCCGGAGAGGGCACGGAGACGATCAAAGGACCGATCTCGTTGGTCGGTGGCACCTTCCGGATCACGCTGATCTTCCCCTACGATCCAGAGACAGCCTCCCATGCGCAGCTCTTCCCCGCGCCGCTCGTGGTCACCACGGACGGCCCGGTGACTCTGCCTGGACCCACATCATGATCGTCGACAAAAGCAAGAAGGTCTCCGCCGCGCAGGCTGCTGCTGCCGCGCTGCAGGACCGCAAGGAAGGTGCGCTGGCTCGGATCAGGCAGCTCTCGGGCGAGACCCGCGCGAACTACATCTCGGTCATTCCCGGGCAGGAGATGATCTACCTCGCCAAGGAGCGCGAGGCGGCGGCGTATCTCGCGGGCGTGCCGGGCGACTATCCGTTCCTCACGGCCGAGGTGGGCGAGACCGGCGAGACCGTCGCGCAGGTGGCGCAGGTGGTGCTGAACCTCGCCGCCGGCTGGCGCGTGATCGGTGCGGAGATCGAGGCGCTGCGCGTCTGCGCCAATGCAGCCGTTCTGGCGGCGCAGATGATCGCGGAGGTCGACGCGGCCCTGGCCAGCTTCACGACGGCCATCGCGGCCTGGTGACCCGACGACCACCCAACCCATCCAGCTCTGCGGGACCGCGTACAGCATCTTGCAACGGGGAGACCTGATCCATGGCATCGTCCGAACCCTGGCATCTCGACAAGCGCGTGAACATCGCGATCATCCTGGCCCTCATGACGCAGACGGCCGGCGCGGTCTGGTGGGCTTCCATGATGTCGGCAAACGTCACCCAGCTACGCGAGGCCGACCTGCGCCACGAGCAGACGATGGAGCGGCAGCGCCTCGACGGTATCGGCCAGGAGGGGCGCCTGCGCCTCCTCGAGCAGGGCGCCACCCGGGTGGATGAACGGCTGGGCAGCATGGACGAGCAGCTCGACAACATCGCCGAGGGCGTCAACCGTCTCAACGACCGGCTCGAGCGCCTGCTCGAGGACCGGCCGTAGCCGGGTCCGGAGTGCCCCGACACCGGCCCGCAAGCCTTGCGATCCGCAATCCCCGCGACCCGCAACTCGCGAGGCCCGCCGTCCGGCGGGCCTTCCATTCTGGAGAAAGACCCATGACCGACATTATCCTCTCGCCCCGTGGTCTCCTCGAGATCGCGGAACACGAAGGCATCGTCCCTGCGCCCTACCGCGACAGCGCAGGTGTCTGGACCTGGGGCATCGGCCACACCGCGGCCGCGGGCGGGCCGGATCCCGCCCGGATGGACCGCGCCATGCCACAGGCCGTCGATGCGGCGGTGGGAGCGGCGATCGACCAGTTCGCGATCGACGTGAAGGGCTATGAGGCACGGGTGAACGACGCGATCCGTGTGCCGCTTGCCCAGCACCAGTTCGACGCGCTGGTTTCCTTCGACCTCAACACCGGCGGGATCCATCGCGCCAAGCTCACCGCCGCGATCAACGCGGGCGAGCCGGATGCGGCGCGGCACTTCATGGGCTGGCTCAGGCCCCCGGAGATCCGCAAGCGGCGCACGGCCGAGATGGCGCTGTTCCGGACCGGGGACTATGCGGCCAACGGCGATGCGGTGCCGATCTGGCGGACCGATGGCAACGGCAGGCTCAAAGGTGTTCTTCGGACGATGTCGGGGGAGGAGCTTCTGCGTCGGGTCGCCGTGGCACCGATCCCGGCCGAGTTGCCGAAGATGGTCGATCTAGCGCCCGCGGTCGCAGCCGTTGCTCGCGTCCGTGCTGCGCAGGACGCGGCTGCGCTTGCCCTGGCCGACCTCGAAGCGGCGCTGGCTGCCTGACGTCCACCGCCTCCGCGGCAGGTGCCGCACCAATTACAACCTGAAAGAACCATTGCCATGAGCCTTGCGACCCAGCTCCTCCGCATCATGCTCTTCTCGGCCTTCTCCTTCCTTGCCGCCAACGGCATCGGTGTCTGGGACGCCGGGGCAGGGGCCCTCACCTTGCAGGTCGACAGTGTCGTCGCCCTTCTAGTCGGGATCGGCGGGCATCTCGCCACGCTCGGGTGGTGGCGGAGGGCGAGCAGGGCAGGGCGGTGA